AAATTCGTCGGTCCGGCCGCGCTCATCACCGTATCCACGTCGAAAAGACAGTTCAGGTCAGCTCCTTCCAGCCTAGTTCCCTGCGCAACAGAACAGGGCATTAATCGTGCCGTTGCAGGGAATTCGCCCAAGCCATTTTGCCGGGCCTCCCGCTCCCGTGGAGAGTTACTGGGCGGCAGTTTGGTGCGCGAGACCGGGATGTGGGGACTGCTATGCGAATGACCAAGCCCCCGATTCGCCGGAAGCCCTCGATCCAGCTAGTGGACAAGCAGCGGCTTGCGCGGTCGGCGTGGGTCTTGAGCGAACGCGATTAGATCTCCGGCGGTCGGAGCAAGCCCGATCGGACAGCATCGCCGGGCGCTCCGGTATTCAGCGTACCATCATGTGAGCCAGTAATCGCAATAAGGATGTGCATGGCGCGTGCCCGATTGCAAGGTAGTACAGTTGTAAATGAGCCAATTTTTAATGAGGGAAACTTACTACCGTTTTCAACAACCTTGAAGGTGTTGGGAAGATATTTTGAAACTACTTCATAGAGGATGTACTTTTTCCTTGACGTCTTCCAAAATTTATTTATAATTTCCTTCAACAACTTCAGTGAGGGTAAGAGCGATGGGCCTTGACTATGGCAAAGCGGGCAAAGTCCCACCTCGAGATCCCCGATTTGATAAACAGGCCGCTCCAGTCCGCTCGCTAAATGAGGCCTGGTTAGACGCGCTCGACCGGTGGGCCGTCGACACCCCTCTGAGCGAGGTCATCTTGCCGCTGATGCGCACCTGCTTTTTTTGGGGAGCGATGCACGCGGTGTTCTTGCTGGACAACGGTCATGGCGATCAACTGGCTGCGGATATCGCCGGCTTCCTCAGGGAAGAGCCGCGCCCGTGAATACCTGCGAGCTCAGCCTGGGTGCAGATAGGTGAAAGGATGGTCAGGAAAGAAATGGTCTAGGCACTCGCGCCGACATCGATGGGGACGAGATAAAACCGAGCCGAGCGGTGCCTGTGTCGGAACCGGAGAACAAGCTGGAAATTGTCATGGAGAAGCAGGCCAGCCTCACACCCAAGTCCAAGCAGAGCGACCGGCCGGCTGGCCGGCTACTGAGCGCGCCACCGCCGGACAGCCCCGCCGCGGTGTTGATGTTGATTGAAAGGCTGGCGCTCGACCCCGGCGCCGATGTCGGAAAGCTCGAACGCCTGATGACGATGTACGAGGCCGCAAGGCGAAAGAGGCCGAGCTTGCCTACAACGCGGCGAAGGGCCGGATATTGAAAAAGCTCGCCGGCATTAAGATCGTTAAGAACCGGGCGGTGCTAAACGAAATCGACAACGCCAGGACCGCGCCGGGCACTCATGCGGCGTTCAAATACGCCCCGCTCGAGGAAATCGATAAACATCTGCGCCCGCTGTTGGCGGAAGAGGATATGGACCTCTCCTACTCCGACGAACCTGGGGAGGGCGGCAGCATCCTGATCCGCGGCCGTCTGAAGCACCTGCCGGGTGGCATTATGAAGACTCCTTCATGCCGGCCCCGCCGGACACCACGGGTGGCAAATCGGGTGTGCAGGCGGTCGGCAGCACGAATTCCTTTCTGCAGCGCTATGTCGTCTGCAACATCTTCAATATCGTTGTCGTCGGGGACGATGACGACGGCAACGGCGGTACGATAGGCGAGGCCGAGGTCAAGACTATTATGGCTCTGATCAAAAAAGCCAAAGTCGGACCGAAGTATCTCAAATACATGAAGGCTCGGAGCGTCGAGGAAGCCGGCTCGCTCGAGGCGGCGGTCGCGACGATCGCCGCCCGCGACTATCGCAAAGCGATCACCCCTCTGGAGGAACAGATTGCCAAGGCGGAGGTCAGTGGTGCCGATCTTGCACCGTGACGTGGCGCAATACTCGGAAGCCTATGACCGCCTCAAGCTCGGGATCCCAACGAGCTCCAATTTCCACAAGATCGTCACGCCCGAGGGCAAGCCTTCCAAACAGTGGCGTGAATATGCCTGCGTGCTGATCGCCGAACGGATCCTACAGCGGAAAATCGAGTTCTATAACAATTCGGCGGCTATGGAGCGGGGCCTGATCGTCGAAGCGGATGCGGTCGATTGGTATGAATTTGATCAGGACGTAACCGCTCAGAGGATCGGCTTCATCACCGACGACGATAACACGATGGGATGCAGTCCCGATCGGCTCGTCGGCGAGGACGGCCTGTTGGAAATCAAGGCTCCGCTACCGCACACCCAGGTCGAATACTGGATCTGCGGCGAGGTCAGTGACCGCTTCCGGCGCCAGTTGCGAGGTCAGCTCTACATCTCACAGCGCAGCTGGGTCGACATAGTCTGTTGGCACGACGTGCTGCCAAAACTGGTCAGACGCGTTGAGCCGGATGAGAATTTTATCAAGATCCTCGACCGCGAGCTCAAGATCTTCAACTTCTTTGTCGAGCGCGTGATGAAAAAAATCCGGGCCACCTACGAGTCGCCGGTCCCACAAGGGAGGATGGCGCTGAAGGCGGCGTTACAAGCAAGTCTGTAGATCGTACCATGACCCAGCGGGTCGAGTTATTGCCGCTGATTGATTCGAGGGAAACGATGAAGTCAGAACGCGTTGACGATTGCTAAAGCCAATGCCCACCTCACGCATCCCCAAGGCCATCGCGCGCGGCAACCGCAAGCCCAACTTGCACCGGCGAGGGCAGCACCTGGCTTTTGTCCGTCAGCTTCCGTGCGTCGCCTGCGGCAAAGCAGCGCCATCCAAAACCGCGCACGTACGTACAGGAGCCAATGGCGGTGTCGGGGTGAAGCCTGCCGATCGCTACGCAGTTCCACTGTGCAACGCCTGCCATGCGCTACAGCATTGTGTAGGGGAGCTTTCTTTCTGGTCCGCGCTGCGCATCGATCCCCTCAACGTCTCATTACGCTTGTGGACCATATCGGCCGATCTAAAGGCCGGGGAGCGCATTGTCTTTCGGGCGCGGCAACACATTGATCTGGCAAAGGCAATTGGCTAAGGACGATCTACATCTTCGTGCGCGTATGACGCCGGCCGCGCGTGCACCACATTGTGCTGAGGGCCGTTTTCAGGTGACTTGAATATCGGGCGGACGGCTGTCGGCAGGGATGTTACGCACGACTTTCACCGCTCACAAAAGCAAACTTATGTCTGAGAGTGGCTAGACGGTATCTTGTTTGAGGGATCGCTTTCGTGCTGCTGCGGCAAGCCGGCAAGGCAGCGGCCGTGTCAAGTCCATGCCGGGGTTATCAACGCTCTGTCCAACGAGACCAAGCATTGCGCATGTGAGGCTCAAAGCGGCGACGTTCTTCATCCGCCGTTTTATACTGGAAGCGCGGACCACTTTGACACCCGAGTGATATGCTCTCACCGTCGCTTGCCTGCTTCTGTGCCGACAACGGTTTCGGCTCGTGACCTCTCGTGTCGACGAGAGCCACACCGCTAAGCGGCGATCAAACCGCCATACGATCGCTGACGTCGCGTTTGAATGAGCTAAACGCGCGCTGGTTCTGGCTGCGTCCAGAATCCGACGCGACGGGAAGCTCAGAGCCGCGACCGAGGGCGTTAAAGGAATGAGGGTCCGGTCGGCTTCCCGGATCCGTAATTCCTGACCGCCACTGGCTGGAGCGGGCAAGCTCAACAGCGGGTTTCGCTTTGTCAGCTTAGATCTGACCAGACGAAGCGCTGTTGTCATGGTGGCGGATATTTATGCGGGAGTGATCCCATGGCGCCTATGATGCCCGACAGTAGTACGCTAGCAGCACCTGCCCCTGCGGAGACGCAGTTAGACGCAGTTGCAGCCAAAGCGACGACATGTCAACAGCTAAGCACACTCAAGTCTGACGATACAAGTGATACCGAGTGCGACTACACTGGGGTTATTGCAAACCCCGCGTCATTCGCGGTTCAAGAAAGGTCAATCCGGTAATCCTCGCGGTCGGCCGGCTGGGAGCAAAAATTTCAAAACTTTGGTAACGCAAGCGCTGAACCAATACATCGTCATCACCGAGGATGGCCGGCATCGCAAGATCACCCAACGCGAAGCAGTCGCCAACGCGATCGTAAACCGCTCGGCCACAGCCGACTTTCGTGCCGTAAAGATCCTGCTCGGCATCCTTCCGGACATCGAAGGTCAGACCGAGCCGCTTTCTCCGGAAACTGCCGCCTACAGTGAGGCCGACGAGAAGGTCATTGAGCGGCTTCGGAAGCATTTCTCTAAAAAGGACACGCCATGAGCGAGCAGCTAACCCGGGCGGAGTACGACACCTTGCTGCGGCAGGATTTCATGCGCTTCGTTGAGCGCTGCTTCTACGAGCTAAATCCGCAGGCGGAGCTCGCGCTCAACTGGCATCTCGAGGTTATTGCCGCAAAATTGGCTGCGGTGCGCGAAGGTAAGATTCGGCGATTGATCATCAAACTGCCGCCGCGTCATCTCAAGTCGCTAATGGCCTCGATCGCCTTCCCGGCTTGGTGCCTCGGGCACGACCCGTCACTTCAAATCCTCTGCGTCAGCTATGCCCAGGACCTCGTCGACAAGCTTGCCCGTGATTGTCGCGGCATCGTGTTGAGCCCGTGGTATCGCCGGATCTTCCCGACCCGGTTGGCGCACCGCCAAGCCGTGCAGGAGTTCATCACCACCCGCCAGGGATACCGTCTCGCCACCTCCACCGGCGGCGTTCTGACCGGGCGCGGCGCCGATATCATACTAATCGATGACCCTTTGAAGCCGGACGAGGCTCTTTCCGACCTACAGCGCAAAACCGCCAATGACTGGTTTTCCCACACGCTGTACAGCCGGCTCAATGACAAACGCTCCGGCGGGATAGTCATCATCATGCAGCGGCTGCACGAGGAGGACCTCATCGGTCATGTGCTCGCGCACGAGCAGTGGGAGGTCGTGTGCTTTCCGGCGATCGCCGAAGCCGACGAGGTGCACGAGATCGAGACGATCTGGGGGCCGCAATGCTACCGGCGCCGTCAGGGCGAGGCGCTGCATCCTGAGCGCGAGCCGCTTGACACCCTCGAAGGCATCCGCCACACGATCGGCGAATACAATTTCGCCGGCCAATATCAGCAATCTCCCGCCCCCTTGGGCGGCGGCTTGGTAAAGGTTGAATGGCTCAAGCGCTATCGCGAGAACGAACGGCCGGAGCGCTTCGACCGCATCGTGCAGAGCTGGGACACCGCCAACAAGGCGACCGAGCTCAGCGATCACAGCGTGTGCACGACTTGGGGGATCAAAGGCAAGAACCTCTACCTGCTCTCGATTTTCCGGCGACGCCTCGAATACCCCGACCTAAAACGCGCCGTGCGCGACCAGCAGAACCTCTTCGAGGCCAATGTCGTGTTGATCGAGGACAAGGCCTCCGGCACCCAACTGATCCAGGAGCTGATCGCCGACGGCTGCCACGCCGTCACACCCTACGAGCCGGACTGCGACAAGATCATGCGCATGAACGCGCAGACTGCGATGATCGAAAATGGCTTTGTCCACGTCCCCGAGAGCGCGTCGTGGCTCGCTGAATATCTCCACGAGATGACGGTCTTCCCGAGGGGCAAGCATGACGATCAGGTCGATTCGACTGCGCAGTTCCTCGACTGGTTCAAGAAACCCTTCCGTGGTCAGGGATATTACGAGTACTTGCGCATGCGCGCACAGGAAATCGAAGAGCGCCGCAAACCGAAACCCATCCAACCCACATATGCTCGCGGGTCGATGGAGTGGGCGGCTGCGCAGAAGAAATCGAGCTGACCCTGGCCACTACTCCGCCCATTAACACGCTGCCGCAAAGAGGGCCAGCTCACCGGGCGTGGCGCAATATTCGGAAGCTTATGAGCACCTGAAGATCGGGATCCCAACGAGCTCAAGTTTTCACGAGATCATTACGCCCCAGGGCAAGCCGTCCAGACAGTGGCGCGAATACGCCTGCGTGCTGATCGCCGAAGGGATACTGCAGCGGAGGATCGAGTTGTATAAGTCACCGGCGACGGAGCGGGGCCTGATCGTCGAGGCCGAGGCGGCCGATTAGTACGAATTCGATCAAGACCTAACCGTTGAAAGGGTCGGTTTCATCACCGATGATGATCACACGGTGGGATGCAGCCCCGATCGGCTCGTCGGCGACGAAGGCCTTTTTGGAAATCAAGGCTCCGCTACCGCACTGGCTTTCCGGAGAGATTAACGAACGCTTCCGGCCTCAATTACAAGGTCAGCTCTACGTCTCCCAGCGGAGCTGGGTCGACATCGTCTGCTGGCACGACATTCTTCCGAAACTGGTCAAACGCGTTGAGCCCGATGAGAAGTTCATTAAGGCTCTCGACCGCGAGTTACAGATGCTCGACTTCTTTATCGAGCGCGTCATGGAAAAGATGGCGGGCAGGTATGAGGTAAAGATGCCGCAAGGGAGTCTGGCGTTGAAGGCGGCGTTCCCGGCAAGTCTGGAGACTGTCTTGTGGATTTTTTCAGTACCCGGATTCGGAACTAATAGAGCGGCTAAGCCCGACGCGCCGGCAATTCCTGACTCCAATGCCCGCCCCCCGTACCCCCCGCACCCTGTCGCCGGACAAACCCAAGCCTAATTTGCGCAGGCGGGTACGACACCTGGCTTTTGTTCGGCAGCTTTCCTGCGTCGCCTGCGGTAAAGCAGCACCATCGGAAGCCGCGCATGTTCGCACGGGAACCGATAGTGGCGTCGGGATCAAGCCGGGCGATCGCTACGCGGTTCCGCTGTGCTCCGGCTGGCACGCCAGCCAGCACCGGATTGGCGAGCTCACCTTTTGGTCCGCGCTCCGCATCGATCCTCTCAATGTCGCTTTGCGGCTGTGGACCGTGTCGTCAGATGTAGTGGCCGGGGAGCGCACCGTCTTCCGGGCGCGACAACAGATCGATCTCTGGAGGGCATATAGCCAATAGAAGCACGCGAGCCCCGGAAGAATTTTCACGGGAGGCACTGGCGGTTCCTCCGCCATGCCGTGGAGAGCGGTTTTGTTCATGTATCCGGCCAGCACCTGCCGTCGGGCTACAACTCTTGTGTTCCCGCTCGCAATTGAGGACGATCAGGGCCGAGCTGATTGATCCGGCGATCGCCGAGCATAATGGCCGGCTGGTCAAGACGACGGGCGACGGCTTGCTCCTCGAGTTCAGCAATGTGGTCGATGCCCTGCGCTGCGCCACCGAGATGTAGGCTGGCATGGCCGAGCGCAACGCCACCATATCGACGGATAACCGCATCGAGTTTCGCATTGGCATCCACCAGGGCGACGTCGTGGTCGAGGAAGGCGACATCTTTGGCGATTGCGTCAATATCGCAGCTCGGCTCGAAGGCTTGGCTCAGCCGGGCGGATCTGTCTATCGGCGCGCGCGCAGGAAGATGCTGCGGGTAAGCTCGAACTCGCCTTTGAAGACATGGGCGAGCAGCAGCTGA